CCTCCCAACTACACTCACCCATTACTGGGACACGAGTCTTAGATGACGCCGATTTGTTCGTCATCAACTCGCGCTACTAGTGTAGATTTACACACCGCCTTAGGAAATCGCCTTCCACAATAGCCACTGGAAATGTATTGGAAATACAGATCCCAGCAACTAGATGGAAGTGATCTCTTAGGCGGCAGTTGTTTAGTAACCCTACTTAAGGCACACGAGAGTGTACCTTTAAGTTGAAAGTCATTAAACAATCTGCCTCTAATGAGCTTGAGACTACGTCCAGTAGGGAGCCACTGAATTCGTGGTCCATACCGAACGTAACCATCAAGTTCATAAGATGGTGGCCTGCCCGTACTAACCGTTTGCCTCGGAACGGCGACCCCCAGCAAAGAACGGGGTATGCACGACCAAAGCTTTGATCGAAGGGTTTCAAATGGCCCTCCGTAAACGGAAGCTAATATAGCTACCTTATTCAAGGTAACAATTAGCTCTTCTTGGTTAGTAACCCATTTGATATCAAACGAAGGTACGTAGCCGTGTCCGTCCACGAAGTGGGCGCCACATGACTCCCTATAGCTAGATTTAATGTTTGTTTTGCTTTCATTAACAATAAACCCAGCTATTCTCAAATCTGATATCACCTGTTCGGCTACTTGGTTCTGACATATAATGTCATCACCAAATACGGTAGCAGATGTATCATATGCTCTGGTAAGAGCAGTAAGGACAAGAGACATCAAGTCGAAGGTAAAACCATTACCCATACTTGAAACCTTTCTGACAATGTAATAGTTGTCATCAGGGCCGAGGGTCATATCTGACCTACAAGCTAGCACTTTGGAAAGTGCATTAGAAGGTAATAGGTACCGTATCAACGAGAGACTGATTGTATCACTACAATCAGATAAATCGATCGTAGCGACGTTTGCGTCGCTGATTCTAGACCTATGCATATCTGCAAGGTTGTCGAGATCGATCCCAGTGTGCCTTTTAAGGCACCGCCGGATCCCTAATCCAACAGCTCTCTGCACAAGCATGTTACACAATGGCTCTAGGCAAATCGATCTATCCTTAAGATTATTCTTAGGAACAGTCGACCACCTATTGCCACGGACAAACTCCACGGTACACCACAATTTGAATTTAAAAATCTGGTAAGCGAAGTCATCACAAAGATGATATCGTTTCCATAATTTTCTATTCATCATGCGTATATCGAGATGTTTGTGTGAACAGTAGCTTATAAAGCGCTTCTTTACCGCGTGCTTAAGAGCTCTATGCCAATAAGACATTTTGGCAAAGAGTTCAAAGCAATCATCGGTTATAGTCCATTTCTCTGATAGCTTACATGCTATAGAAAGATGGTCGCCTAATGGTTCGAAACTTGAGCCATTTGTGAACGTCAGATCGCCCATCCGAAAATCGGATAGGATCTGTCGTACTAAAAGTCGCGCCTTGGCCCATCCTGGGCCTAATACCCCTTCTAGGGATAGTCTTCCGTCACATCCGATCCAGCGATCCCAGGCGTCGGTTCGACGTTGGTTTCGACGGTCGGCTGTTGGTTCTTCAAATTTAGCCCTAAATCTCGTGAAAGCGAGACTTTCGGGTAGGGGCAATGATGAACTGCTAATAGGCAGATCAACAAAACCGCTAATATGAAGATTAACATCTCTGATTGAGACTTTGTGATCCAATGGTACTCCGTTCTTCTACGGGTCGGCATAAAACGCGCCCCTTTAAAGGGCGTCGTTAAATACAGGCGCCGTGGTTGGACGAAAACCTTGCATCACGTTTTCAGTCTCCCATTGCGCACACTGTGCAGCCATGGAAGTCAGAATGTCACGGAGACGACCCTTGGAAGCAAGACTGCCGGAAACACGCAGTCTAACTGAGAGGGCATCTAGGGCAGAAACTCCACCAACCGTAATACCGTAGGTATCTGTAAAGATAATCTCGGTAGCAAGGTTGGGGGTAATTACTCCATTCAACGTTTTGTTGACTGAAGTAAACCGGAACCGTATGTTTAACAACGGGTTTGCCGGATCAGCATAGGTAATACCTGAGCTGTCCTGACTCTTAATCGAAAGAGTTGTAGCAGTCATTTCTGACTACCTCCTTATATGGTTCATAAAACCACGTAATTGATTAATGGACATCACGCCAGTATCAAGGAGCCTTCGCCAATTAAGCGAAGGATTGATACGTAAGCGCGCGCCGCGAAGCTCAAAAGGACTCCTGTAGTATGCATCCGTGATCTCCATTCTAAGGGGATAACGGCCCTCTGGATTAGTTATAACCAAAGGGGCGTTAGCAGGAGGCTGAGCACCTACCCAACCAACTGGTGTATTATTCTGAACTGTCACACTTTGTGTTGCAGTCGGAAGATGTACACTTGTTGTGTATGAGTAGTTATCGCGACGGGAAGTACAGGCCCACGCTCGTTGAGCAAAGGACATGGACGTTTTGCGTGCGATATAATCGCCAACATTAACGAACCAGTCCACAACGAACGAATACGGAATTAATTCCCAAAGAGTTACTAAGGGATTAAAACCTATACCTGATACCTTTGAGACTTCGTCTAAGAGAAAGTCTTCAAATACACAGCCACGTATTGTAATACATCCATTATACTCCTGGACCACATAAGTGGAACCAGAGGGTGGTAATGATATATTCAAATCACGCGGTGTGATATTTGTAGTTGCTCTCTCACGCACCTGACTGTGACGCTTCAATGCTTTCTGAATGTCACGGTAGGAGTAGACTAACGGCATAATCGCATACCGATACTGCATCCATTCTTCACCGAATTTCCTAGCGATACGTGAAGTATCTTTTAGGAGATCAAGTGGATCAATGTCTGCAAAGTGCTTCATGTTCGACTTACCATATCGCCCATGAAGTAAACCAATGATACTTTTGATATCATTAGTTACGGAACCAAGTAATTTAGGTATGTCACTCAGTTGAGCGATGTCGGTTAAGGCATCGTACGACGTAAGTGCATCCTGGATCACCTGATCCTCGACTTCGGCAAATGCGTTAGATATATCAGATTGATTCCATTCATTAAGAATGTAAGGAATCTGACCATAATCTTTGTATGTCGTTACAGTATCCCAAATCGTAAATTGCTCACGATACCACTGCGACAACACTTGGGGAGTACAGGTCGATCCGACCTTTCCAACCCAGCCGGTTTGAAACCAAATTCTCCGGCATGGTGTTCCAGCAGTTCGGCGTCGCACAGCAAAATCTTTACGAGTTGTGGTGGAAACGCTATAGGGTGTGAACAGGAACGGTGGTATACCCTTAACGCGCCCCCGAAAATTCTTCGGAGAACGCGATTGGGTAGACACCGCGTCATCAACATATATTTAAGCACCGGCCGGAGGTAAACCCGCATTAAGTGAAGTTGGA